TAGCTCAAGCTGCCGCAAATGCCAGAATGGACGGCACAAAAATAAGAGTCTATAAAAACAAATCAGATTATATTGTCTGGAACCGCTTATTATGACTTCAATCACTTTGCAGAGTATTGGAAAAGATATAGAGCTATCGTAAAAAGTAAAGGAAACAGACAAAAATTAAAAGAGGTATTTGGTGATAATGTTCCCGAAGATTTCGCTTGGCAGGAATACTCTGTTATACGTATGCCAGTGACGACATTGCCGGACGGATTTATGGACGAAGGTCAGATCGCAAGAGCAAGAGCGACGATTCACTCCGGTATCTTTCAAATGGAGTATGGGGCCTGTTTCACTACCGACAGTCAGGGATTTTTCAAAAGATCCTTAATAGAAAACTGTATCGCGTCTGAGGCTAACAGTATAACCATAAACGAAGAATCTATACACTTTGAATCCATGCTAAAGGGAGACCCAAATTTTTATTCTTATTGTGCTAGAAAGATTAGAAACCTGATGCGAGTTTTTCCTTGCATTGAGATCGCTTTGGATGCTCAGGGTGGTGGTATTGCAGTAATGGAAGCCCTGCACGACAAAGACAAAGTCAAAGAGGGCGAGCAGAAGATATGGCCTGTTATAGATTATGACAAACCAAAAGATACAGATGACGAACCGGGACTCCATATCTTAAGAATGTGTCAGTTTGCAAAATACGATTGGCTAGCGGAAGCAAATCATGGGCTCAGAAAAGACTTTGAAGATAAGCTAGTTCTGTTTCCTGATTTTGACTCAGTTAGCTTAGGAATATCTGCCGAGGAAGATAACATAGAAGGAAGAATATACGATACACTGGAAGACTGTGTTATGGAAATAGAAGAACTGAAGAATGAACTCTCTATGATTATTATGACGCAAACAGGAACTGGTAGAGAAAGATGGGATACACCAGAAGTAAAGATAGCAGCGGGAAGAAAAAGCAGACTCAGGAAAGACCGTTACTCTTCTCTAATTATGGCTAACATGAGCGCAAGACAACTTGATGTAGAAAGGACTGTAAAAACCTATGATCACTATGGTGGTTTTGCTAGAAAGTCTGTAGAGGAAAGCGCTCAGGATGATGGGCCGATGTATAGTGGTCCATCTTGGTTTACAGAAAATATGGGCGATATTTACTAATACTGTGTATAGTAATTTACAATACCATTACCAATACTATTGCCAAAGGAACAATACAAATGTCAGAAGATCTATACTTGACTTGGGGTGACGACGCAGAGAGAAGTAAGGCTTATGAGTTATCTGCTGACAATGTTAATGCTTACGATGGTATACAGAAGTCGTACGCTTATGACAATAGAACATTTATAGATATAGAAACGCAAAGGTCCGTAAGACCCGGTTTCAATCGTAGGGACTATAATGCTTTTCGTCCCGGCGAAGCTATACCAACCCAACAAAAGAAAATAGTTAAGATGTGTATGCAGGCTTACGAAAAGGTTGGTATTATTAGAAACGTCATTGACTTAATGGGCGACTTCGCGACTCAAGGTATTACTCTAGTACACCCAAATAAAACAATTGAAAGATTTTATCGTAAATGGTTTGAGCAGGTCAGTGGGTTAGATAGATCAGAAAGATTTTTAAATTATCTGTACAGATGTGGTAATGTTCCTATCCGCAGAAGAACAGCAAAGATAAACAAGAAGAAAGAAGCTGAACTTAAAAGAAGCAGCGCTGCTCCAGATATGAAAATACAAGATATCCCGGTAACAAAAAGAGAGATTCCTTGGCGATATGATTTCCTAAATCCTCTTGCCGTTGGCATAAAGAATAGAGATGTGGCTATGTTTACTGGCGATATCGAGTATGTACTTAAGGTCTCAAAGAACACAGTGAATTCATTGATGATGAATGGGGACGCAAACGGAAAAGGTCGTGACCTACCAAACTATCTTATCAAAAAGTTTTCTCAGGGCGAAAGAGAGATTCCGCTAGATAAAGACAAGTTTATGATGTATCACTACAAAAAAGATGACTGGAACGTCTGGTCAAATCCTATGATATACGCTATTTTAGATGATATCGTAATGCTTGAAAAGATGAAGCTAGCAGATTTGGCAGCTTTAGATGGAGCTATATCAAATGTGAGACTTTGGAGAATTGGCGATTTAGATCACAAGATTATCCCTACTAAAGCCGCTATTAATAAATTAAGAGACATCCTCGCCAGCAATGTGGGCGGTGGTACTATGGACTTAGTATGGGGTCCTGAAATTGACTTCAAAGAAAGCAGCACACAGGTATACAAATTCTTAGGAGCAGAGAAATATCAGCCAGTGCTAACTAGTATATATGCCGGACTCGGCATTCCTCCAACGCTAACAGGAGCCGCTTCCGGTGGGGGCTATAGCAATAACTATGTTAGCCTCAAGACTTTGGTTGAAAGACTAGAATACGGAAGAGAGAAACTTAAAGACTTCTGGATGAATGAGATTAAGTTGGTTCAAAAGGCTATGGGCTTTAGGTTCCCAGCAGAGATTCATTTTGATTCCATTATACTTTCTGATGAAGCTGCGCAGAAACAACTTCTTGTTCAACTTGCCGATAGAGATATTATATCTCACGAAACATTACTTGAAAGATTTAGAGAGCTTCCTACTATTGAGAAAATTAGAGTGAGAAGAGAAGAAAGAACTAGAACAAACGATGCGGGAGCCCCTAAGAAAGCGGGTCCTTTCCACAACCCTCAACATAAACAGGACATTGCTAAACTAGCTATGACTAAAGATGCGCTAGATCAAGACATGTATTTAGAAAGTCTTGGACTACCTCCTGCCGAAGAAGAGATAGTTGAGGATAAATCCCCCGAAAGAGAACGAATTGAGGTTGGTCCACCTCAAGATAATAACAATCAACAGCCTGAAAATCCAGAGGGCGGTAGACCATTTAACTCTAGAGATCAACAAAAACGAAAGCAAAAGAGGGTTCTTCCAAGAAGCAGCGATAATGTAGCCGCAACCCTTTGGGCTTACGAAGCGCAGAAGAAAATATCAGAGCTAGTTACACCAATGGCTTTGGCGCACTTCGACAAAAAGAACGCTAGAAGCCTAACAAAGTCTGAATTTGATCAACTGGAACATCTTAAATTATGTATACTTACAGGTATAAAGCCATTCATGGAAATAGATGCTGACATGATTAAGCAAATCATCGACTCCAACACAAGGCCATCAGAATCTTTTAGTCTTGAAGTAGGTAGTGCGGTTAATAAGTTTTCTGAAACTCAAGATAGAAAACCAAGCATTGATGAAATGAGATACATTTATGCTTCTACATTTGCATCGTTCTCCTAGTTTTTAGCCAAAAATAAACATAAAAATCTTTTTTTGTGTATTATCATGTAAGGAGACTTTATATGAAAGCATATGCACAAGAAATAAAAGATGGTCTTCAGAATCTCATTGAAAACAATACGACGATTGCGTATTGCTCTCCTGTTATTTCTGAAACTAATACACTAAGTACTACCGCCGGTAAATACGAAGAAGACCGTGCGTTAGCGCTTAATTTTTTAGGTCTAGAAGATACTCAGGCCGAAAATAAAGAACAGATAGACTTATATTATTTAAGTTCTGTTCTGGTTAGTACTGGGTGGAATAAGAATGACGATGTTTTCAACGCACAAGAAATGTGGGAAGCACGCTCCACTCCAGAAGATAAACAATTCAATTATATGCATAATGAAAAAGATATAATTGGTCACATAACCGCCAACTATGTTGTTGACTTTGAAGGAAACAGTTTAGATGGCGATCTTTCTTTCGCAGAGGCTGGCGAACCAAAGGACTTTAATATAATTACACAGGGTGTTTTATATAAGTCTTGGAGCGATCCAGAGCTGAGAGAAAGAATGAATAGTATAATAGAAGAGATTGAGGAAGGAAATAGATGGTATGTATCTATGGAATGTTTGTTCCCAAATTTTGATTACGCACTGAGAGATGAAACGGGTGCAAGCAAAATTGTAAGAAGGGAAGAGGCTTCGGCGTTTTTGTCAAAGCATCTTCGCGCTTACGGAGGAACAGGGAATTATGAGGGTTATACAGTGGGTAGATTATTAAGAAATATATCTTTCTCTGGCAAGGGCTTGGTTTCTAAACCTGCTAATCCTCGAAGTGTCATTTTAAATGACAGTAAAAGTTTTAGTGAAAATAATAGTGAACTAGTTGCTGTTTCATCAATAAAGGAGACTAAAATGTCCGATGTTTTACAGAAACAGTTGGAGGAAGTCAAAGCTGAACTAGCTGAAGCTCGAACCAACAACGAAACTATGAGGCAGGAAATGGAAACTCAGAAGACAGAAGCGATTGAAAGTCAATTGCAGAAGTTTGAAGAAACTATTTCTGCTAAGGATCAGGCTATTGCCGAAGTCCAAGCTCAGGTAGAAGAAGCTCTAGCAAGAGTTAAAGAACTTGAGGAAGCTTTAGCAGCTTCTGAAAACGCTAAAGAGGAAGCAATCGCTCAGGTTGCTGAAATCGAAAAAGCTGCTGCACTCGAAAAGAGAGTTGACGCTTTACTGGAAGCAGGTCTTGAAGGTGAAGAACTGGATGAGGCCATTGCTAAATTTGAAAATCTTGATCAAGAAACTTTCGATTTTGTTGTTGCTGCAATGACAAAGAAGAAGGCTGAAAAGAAAGATGACAAAGAAAATCCTTTTGCAAAGAAGGATAAAAAAGAAGATGAAGAAGAAGCTCCAGCTATGATGAAGAAGAAAGCTGAAGTGGAACCTCTTGAAGAAGAAGTGGATGAAGCGGAAGCTGAAGCCCAAGCAGAGGGATTAGAAGAAGCTGTAGAAGATGAAGACATTGCAATGGCAGAAGCTATTGACGATGAAGATTCTTCCGAAGAACTTCGTTCTACCGCAAGCGAATGGTTTGGTTCTCTTCTAAAATCAACTGCGAACCTTAAGTAATTTAACAAGGAGAAATATATAATGGCTCTTAAATCAGACAGAAATGAACTGC